GTACTATCAAAAGTAGACTTCGCTAGGTCGCCATAGTTCACTACTTCCAAGCTATACTGTCTAGCACCTTCTGCTAAGCTAGTACGCAAGTTACGTCCGGCCATTTCCCATAACTTTTGCTGAGCTTCAACGAGGTTCTTTTCTACTTGCAAGCGTTGTGTAGCGCTTAGCTGAGCTTCATTAAGCTCTCGTTGAGCGAATTCGATATAAGCTCGTAACTGTTCATTAAGTACTTGGTCTGCATCCGATTGAGATATCCGTCCAAGCCTTACTAAGTTAGATTGACGTTCAGAATCCTCGTTGAGTTGCGTATAGGCTAACTCTCTGATTTTCTGTTCCGTATCAGAAGCCAATTTTAGGCGTTCTGCTTGAGCTTTCTTCTCAGCGAGTTCCTTATCCCCTACTGCCTTTGTGTACTCACGAACATTATCATCAATTTGAGCTTTTTGTGCTTCAGCTTCCGCTTTGAGTAATTGCAAACGATCGCCTGTGCGTTCAAGATCAAGTTTCTTAATATCCTCATTCATCTTGCGAACACGGATAGTTTGATTTCGTTCAGCTTCTTCGAGTTTCTTTTTGTATACCTCTTCATTCTTAGACTTAGCTTCTGCTACTAGGTTGGAGTTAGCCAACGCTTTAGCATTAGCTTGTGAATAAGTACTGCCGCCAGATATACCGGCAAGTTTAGATGTATCTACATAGCCTGTAATCGCTCCGAAGTCGCCTGTGATGGACTGTTTAGCTACTACCCCTGTACTGGAGTTAGCGCCTGTATATCCGCCATTACCGTCAGCAATAACGATATGGTTATCGCCAAGAACGACTACACCATCACCGGCTTTAGGAACATATCCATCACCTTCTGGGTGCCATGCTCCGGCTTCTGCCGCTGCATCCATAATAGATGGTACGTATCTAGGCACGTCTTTCCCGAACGTAGCCTTTACGCTATCTGCGAATAACTTACCGCAGTCTGTAGCCCAATCGCCATCTGCGCCTAATACGTAAGCTTTGCCTAGTTGAGCATTAGCCGCTTCTAGTACTCCAGAGGCACTACCTGAGCTACTTATTCCGGCAGCACTTTGTAAGATGCTGAGTATATTTTTAGTGTTAGAGTCGTATTGATTTCTAGCTTGTGCCTTATCAATTTCATATTGACTACCGTCAATCTCGAGGGATTGAAGCGTTAAGGATTTAATGAGGTCGGTTAATCGGTCAGCTGCTTGCGACATTTTTTCTGCCGCTTGTGCTTGTTCTTTTGCCGCCTTCTCTTGTGCCTTGGCTCCATCCTCGAGACCACCACTTAACTTATTAAGTACATCATTATTGGTAAGACCATTCTTGGCATCGTCGATTTCTTTTTGAAGTCGCTCTTGCTCCTCTTCGGCTTTCTTCTTCGCAGCGTCTGCCGCTTCCTTAGCCTTAATAGCAGCGTCGATTTGAGCGCCTTCTTCTTTCGTTGCCAAGCGATCGTTCTTGATGAGTCCAAAGAATGAACTATCCTCAACCCAGTACCGTCCGTCATGGTTAGCCATGTAAGCCGAGTTAGTACCAGGTGCGTTTAAGTTCTTATGAGCTCTAAGACCATTAACATCAACGCCTAGGTCTGTGCCTGCGGTCTTAGATGCATATACCGCCGAATATATGCTCTTAGCTGCAAGTCCTGCTACGGTTGCTAATGTAAGCCAAGGTCCTGCGGCCGCTATAGTAGCTAATCGCATAAACTTCAATGCACTTGTAACGGATTGAATACCTGTGATTACTATAGTAGCTTCTAAGCCGAATTTGATAAGGCCTGAGATAGCTTCCTTTTGTTCTGTGGCTAGATTACTATAAGACTTCGTTAAATCGATTGCACCTTGTGCATATTCCATAACTACCGGTAAGAGTTCTTGGCCAATCATAATAGCCAATCTCTTGCCTGTCTGTTCCATATCTTTCAACTGACGATTAAAGGCAGCGGACTTTTTAGCAGCTTCATCATCAATGATGAGCCCCATTGCTCTTGCACGGTCCTCGACTTGCTTCATGGCATCTGCTGACATATTTAGCATTCCGTGAAGTTGGTATCCTGTTTTACCAAACAGTTCCATCTCAACCCGTGTCTTTTCAGCACCGTCCTTCATGTTCCTTAATCTGTCTTGAATGATTTTGAACACTTCAAGGGTATTCTTACCCTCAATCTGATCAATGCTAACACCTAGCCGGCTGAACATATCAGTAGCTAGTTTACCTTCTGCGGATGCAACTTGCATTTTATCCTGTGCGTTAGACACAGCCTTCGCAAATTTAGCGAATGCTACAGTACTAACGTCAGTAGCTACACCCATATAGTTTGCAACGGAGAGGAATGTACTTGCTTGCTCAGCAGTCGCACCTGTTAAGGATTGCATCTTCTTTACTGATAAGTTCCAAGCTAGTGCCTCTTTTGCGAGTTTAGAACCTAGACCGGCAAGACCGGCACTCGCACCAATGGCAAACATTTCATTCTTTAATTTTGAAAGCTCTGCAACTGTTCCCTTAGAGGTAGCGGCGATTTTCTCTAAACCGGCTTGCGCATTCTTATCGGTCAGTTGCACTACGATATCTACTACGTTATTCGACATCCTTATTCATCGCCTCCATTTCTAATCCCTCCAATATCCACATAAGACTAAATAACATCGGATTTAGGTTAATGTTATTAATCTCAGCCACCGTACGTATAGCCGGATAATCAAACCCGGCTAATCCGCCTGAGTGGTAATTTCTTTGACTGCGTGATAGGTTATACAGTTTCATAGCCAGTTTTGAACCGAATAATAGGCGTGGTGGGTTAAAGTCACACTCGGAGCAGTCGAAGGACTGCTTTGTAGCGGTTTGTAATTCCTTACATCCCTTGCAGTACTTCGGCCTATCCGAGGACATCCACCTCCACGCCTCTTCTAGTTTTTTTCTGTTTCTTCTTGTAGTTGGTAAGTTAATGTAATGACTTCACCGGCGAAGTTCATTGCGTCCTTATCAGTTACAGTATTGAGATGCTCGTCTGTGAGCTCGTACACATCAGTTAAGATGAAACGCATAATATCACGACTACGTACAATAGATGCTACTTGATTATCAACATCTACTGGACAATACACGAAGTCTAAACCGGCTTTGATTAATGCATCACGTTCAGTCCATGTAAGGGCTCTTGGTTTTAATTCTTTACCTTGAATATTCATAGTTACCTCCTAATGAGTTAGATTAGTAAGATGTTTGGCTGTTAACCAATTCAAATACTACTGCAGATTGGCCGGCATCATCGCCATAATAGGCTTTGAATGGAAGCTCAATATTTACGCCTTTAGGACCATCGATACCAGGAGAGTTACGTTCGTAAATCAATTCAGGCAATTTGATAGTCAAAGAGTTAGTACCTTTAGTAAGCGTTAATTCTAAGCTAGATTCTGTGCCGTTTACTGCTTTATTTAATAGGTCCATGTTTTGGAAGAAGGCTTTAATAGTACCGGATACACCGATAATACCTGTATCGATATAAGTGCGGAAGCCTTTACCACCGATAGCATAAGAGTCACCGTCCAAGCCGAAGTCGATATCAAGACTCATGGACAATACATTCGCTACCGTAACGCCACCTTCTTTTATGGTGGCTTCAAGGTTTTCAAATGGAGTAAATGTAATAGACTTAGGTGCAGTATCGAAGGGTACCGCCGCCATAGTTTCCTTACATCCCATCACATCAATGGATGCAGTTAATTCAGAGTCACCACCGAAGTTCAAGGACATTTTATTCATACGTACACCACTGAATTGTTGGTAAGTACTAATGTCTTTATAGCCTTGCTCAAAGGTAGCAGACGGCATATCTGGACCAATTTTAAATACGTGTTTCTTGCCGGAGCCTTGTGCTGTTGTAGTTGGAGCACCAAAGCCTAGCTTTAACCAATAGCCAAAGCCCAATACATCAACTGGTGGCACGATGCTACCAGATGTATCGATATTGCCGCGACTAGGTGCCGCCGGATTACGTGTACCTCGAATAACAGAGGAGTCATTCAAGTTTTGGCTAGCCTTTAAGGATGAGCTGATAATAGGCATTACCACGCCACCAGTAGATGGTGTAGTACCGAAGTCAGTTTCAAAGGCCATTGTAAGAGAAGATTGTGCACCTTGTGCACGTTTAGCTACTGCCATGTTTATCCTCCTAATATTCAACATTACCGCCAATTACATGCGGTATTTCTATAGTGAGTGTGGCTTTACCCGGATATACCGGACGCCACGAGATATTGTCTGTTTCATAGTCAATGTTAATGACAGGATAGTTAGGGTTAACTGCCATGATACATTCGATGAGTAATTGGCCAAGTTCATCACACTCGAACGCTCCTGTGTATTTCACTACACGTCCCTCACGTTCTGCCTCATTTCTTACTATCCCCCATACAAGTTGTAGAGTGTAAGAATAAGAACTTGCCAAGCCTTCGGACTTATTGTCCATCATGATGATCACACACGGACAATCCTCTTCAAGAGGTGCGCCGGCGTCATCATAACCGATGTAAATAGTTAAGTCTTTTCCGAAGTGTTCCATGCAGTAGTCGGTAATCTTCTGATTATCCTTAACCGCTTCCGCCCATCTGTTAGCAATGACCGCTAGTGGAATAGTTTGCATTGCTACCTCACTTTATATGCTCGCCTGCTAGACACAAATTGATTGGGTTTGCCTAGTGCATATTCACCGATTTTAGACTCTAGGTAAGGTACCAACTTAGGCTGTAAGGCTGTTTTCATCGGACCAAACGTTTTACGAGGTTTAATCCTAAATGATGTTTTACCTTTAGCAAGTTGAAAGCCACCAGCAAATAATGTCTTACGCATTGGCTCCGTGATTTGTTTTGTGTAACCACGCTCAATCTGTTCGCCTAATCGTTTAGCAGACGATGATAACCACCCTACTTTTACTGATTGCGACCTGGCGTCGTATTGGTACCCAACTGCTCGGAACATCTTACCGAGAGGTGTGTATCCGACTGTGGTTTCCTTTACGCCACCGGCTATAAGTTGAGCTCGGGATTTAAGCCCCCAACTTTCCTTATACGCCTTACCGCCATCTTGATAGGCACGCCTTACTTTAGCGCCAAACGCTGCCTCGAACTGAGCCCTCATA